AGGGGGAAACCGAAGCCACGCTGTACGGCACCGCCGTGCACAAGGCGTTCGAGGAGTTCATCCTGCACGGCACCCCCCTGCCTGCAGACTACACGCGCTTCACCCGGTTCGTGCAGCCGCTGGCGGCACTTGGCGGAGAGGTCTACTGCGAACACAAATTCGGCGTCACGGTGGACTTCACCCCCTGCGACTTCTTCGACCAGCGGGTATGGTTCCGGGGGGTGCCTGACTTCATGCGGCTGAACCGGGCGACGGGGGTCGCGCATGTTGCGGACTTCAAGACCGGCAAGAGCGCTCGGTTTGCGGATACTGGGCAGCTGGAACTGATGGCGGCGATGCTCATGGCGCACTTCCCCGAGATCAACCGGGTCAAGGGGGCGTTGCTGTTCGTCGTAGCGGACACGATCATCCGCTCCGAGTACGACCGCAGCCAGCTGCCGAACATCTGGTCTCGCTGGGCCGGCCGCGCTGGGCAGGTGGAGAGTGCGTTGCGCAACGGGGTGTGGAACCCGGCACCTAGTCCGTTATGCAAGTTCTGCCCTGTTGCTAGCGATACATGCGAGTATAGGAGGTAGCAATGCCTAGGGACTACAAAAAAGAGTATCAGCAGTATCATGGTAAGCCTGACAAAATCAAAGAGCGTGCGCAGCGGGTAATGGCGCGACGTGCGCTGATGAAAGACGGTGTTGTCCGTAAGGGCGATGGTATGGACGTAGACCATACTGTTCCGCTCAGCAAGGGTGGCACGTCGGAAAAGACCAACCTTCGTCCCGTACCGAAGTCCGAGAACCGTTCGTTTGCGCGTACCAGCACGGGTGCTTTGAAGTCGCAGACCAGCGCCCGAGAACGCAAGCGGTGACTTTTCGCCCCTGCCTATGCGGGGGCTGCTATACTGCCACTACCGTCGTCTCCTCCTCCGACGGTGCTCCTGTGGTTTCCCCCGAAGTGAGTTCGCCCTTCGGGGGGTTTTTTCGTGGGGAGGAATAATGCGTTCAGTCTTACACGAAGGGGTGGTGCTTGGAAATTATAGACAACAAGGCATTGTTGTTTACGACACGTAAACACGGCCAGATCACGTCGTTGATCCCCAAGAGCCAAGTCGTGGCTCAACAAGGCGACCTAGCCAAAGTGCTGGTCAACTGGGGGTTGGAAGAAGTGCAGGTGCTGCGCAACCTGCGCATCAAGAACGTCCCGCATCCGATACTCGGCAAGTACAAATGGGCCGGTATCGACCAACCGTTCGAGCATCAACGCACATCCGCTGCGTTCATGGCGTCTCACAGACGCTGCTTCAACCTCTCTGAGGCAGGCACCGGCAAGACCCGAACCTGTGCATGGGCTGCTGACTACTTGATGCAGCGTGGGCTCATCAAGCGCGCACTCATTGTGTGCCCCATGTCCATCATGGATACTGCATGGCGAGCGGACCTGTTCCGCACCATCATGCACCGCACGGTGGCAATCGCCAGCGGCCCCCGCAAGCGCCGCGTCGAAGTCATCAACGGCCCTTACGAATTCGTCATCATCAACTTCGATGGCGTCAAGACCGTGCGGGAAGAACTAGCCGCAGCCAAGTTTGACCTCATCATAGTTGACGAAGCGAACGAGGTGAAGAACCCGCAGACGGATCGCTGGAAGGCGCTGAACGAACTAGTCACCCCGACAACGTGGATCTGGTTGATGACCGGTACCCCGGCATCGCAGTCTCCAGTGGACGCTTACGGACTAGCCAAGCTGGTGAATCCACAGGCGGTGCCGAAATTCTTCGGTGCGTTCCGTGATCAGGTGATGGTCAAGGTGTCGCAGTTCCGCTGGGTGCCACGCATGGACGCACAAGAGATCGTGTTCAAGGTACTGCAGCCGGCGATACGCTTTACCAAAGCAGAGTGCCTAGACCTACCCGACATGCTGTATACCACCCGCAAGGTACCGCTGACCAAGCAACAGCAATACTACTACGAGCAAGTCCGTAAGCACATGGCCGTAGTCGCGGCGGGTGAGGAGATCACCGCAGTCAACGCAGCCGGTCTGGTTAATAAGCTCTTGCAGATATCGCAGGGTGCGGCGTACACGACGGACAAAGAAGTCATTGAGTTTGACATCTCCGACAGGTTCAACGAACTCTTAAACGTCATCAACGGTACCGCGCACAAGGTCATCGTATTCGTGCCCTACCGGCACGTTCTCCTACTGATCGAGGACAAGCTCGCCAAGGCCGGCATCACCGCAGTCTCCATCCACGGTGAGGTGAGTGCAGACCAGCGGGCGCAGTTCATAAAGTCGTTCCAGACTGAGGACGACCCGCGCGTGATGTTGATAGTCCCTCGCGCAGCCGCGCATGGTGTGACGCTGACCCGTGCCGATACCGTGGTCTGGTGGGGTCCGGTGCCGTCGGCTGAACTGTACCTGCAGGGCAATGCCCGCGCGCATCGTGCCGGCCAGCGCAACCCGGTGACTGTGGTGCGCCTGCAGGGTAGCTCCGCCGAGGCCAAGGCGTACTCCCTACTCGACTCGAAAGTGGACTTTCATGCCGGGGCTGTGGATTTGTTCAATCAAGAGCTTTCCGGGGATTGACAAAAGGCTTGGACTCTGTCAAACTGTCGGTTCACGCATCGATGGAGCCCCTGATGAGCGCTAACGCGGAGAAACTGGTCGCTATCTACATCAAGATTCGGGACGCAAAAGCCGCGCTTGAAGAAGAGTACGAAGGTAAGCTAGCTAAGCTAAACACAGACATGGAAGCTATCGAGAGCGCACTGCTGGAGTTGTGCAAGACTAACGGACAAGACGGTGGCAAGACAAAGCATGGTAGCTTCACGCGCACGGTCACGACTCGCTACTGGACCAATGACTGGCACAACATGCGCCAGTTTATCAAAGAGCACGATGCGCTCGACCTCATGGAGCAACGCATCCACCAATCCAACATGAAGGAGTTCCTTAAAGCTAACCCCGACGCGAGACCTCCCGGACTCAATGCTGATGCACGCTGGCGTATTACTGTACGACGCGCCACCACCAAACCCGAGTAAGGAACATCATGAGCAACATCACCCTGTTCAAGAACGACGCCGCCCTGCCCGACTACCTGCGCGGTGCGGACGACTTCACCAAGCGCATCGCTGGCGGTGCGGATAACAAGACCATCTCGATCAAGGGCGGCGTGTGGCGCATGCTCTCTGGTGGCGAGGAGGTTGCGAAGAATGAGGACCGCGCGATGAACTTCGTCGTGGTCAATGCGGCACCGCGCGTGTCGCGTACATACTACGATGGCCAGTTCGTTGAAGGGCAGGATGCCTCCCCGGTGTGCTACTCCGCCGACGGTGAGGTGCCGGCACAGGACTCGGACCGCCCGCAAGCCAAGACGTGCGGCTCCTGCCCGCAGAACGTTGCTGGCAGCGGTGCCAACGGTAGCCGTGCGTGCCGGTTCAACCAACGCTTTGCGGTCGTGCTGGAGGGCGATATCGGTGGTCCTGTGTACCGCCTTCAACTGCCGGCGAAGAGCCTCTTTGGTCGCCCCGAAGGTTCCAAGATGCCGATGCAGGCATACGCCAAGTTCCTTGCCGGGCATGGGGTTCCGATGTCGGGTGTGGTTACGGAAGCACGCTTCGACACGGGCGAGGCTGTACCTGTGCTACGCTTCACCGCCGTTCGTCCGCTGACGCGGGAGGAAGTCGCCGTGGCGCGAGAGCAGTCAGCTTCGGAAGCGGCCATGCAGGCCATCGAGGTTCGCTACACCCCGCGCCAAGCGCAACCGACGGCAGCGGCGCTTCCGGCCAATTTCGCGGCGGCTCCGGCTCCTGCAGCGGTGCACCCCGATACCTATGAGGTGGAGCCGAAACCTGCCGTGGAGCCGGTCAAGCGTGCGAGCAAGGCCACCCCGCCCCCCGCAGCACAGCCGGCACGCAGCATCGAGGACACTTTGAAGGACTGGGGCTCGGACGATGAGTAATGGCTACTCGGCTTCGCTGCAAGCCCGCATCAATCAGGCAGATAGCTCGCTTATTGGGGTGCAACTCGGTAAGTTCTGTATGGCTAACGACATTTCTGTCACCCGCATTGCGGAGGCACTTGGCGTCAGTCGGCAGTCTGTCTACTACTGGTTCGTGGGCTCGCACGAGCCGAGTGGCCCTCATGTATTGAAGATCCAACGACTCCTTGCTGCGGCGAAAAAGCACTCCGCAGCGTGACCGATTACGGGGCTTGGGGAGGCTGATCCCCTCCCGACGAAAGCAGTTCACGGGCTGCTGCCCCGGCCCTTTCCCGTAACCCACTCCGTGAGGGTCTGTGAGTACCGCATTCCTCAACAGCGTGTTACCGCCATCGGGGCCGTATCACGTTTTTGTGTTACAGCGTAGTGACGGTAAAGAAACCCAGCGCAAAGGGTTTTTTCACACTACCATAGATGGTGTAGTATCAAAAGCTACACAATTCTCTGATGCTGGTTGGGATTCGTTCTTTGCACTAGCGTCCTTCAAGGATGCCTTGTTAGGGCGGACGGCGGACAACGCAGCAGAACTGCGGGCGTTCTTCCTCGACATCGACTGCAAGGAAGGCAAGGGCTACGAGGATCAGGCCGCTGCCGCTGTCGCGGTGCGCGAGTTCCTCCAGACCACCGGGTTCCCCGAGCCGTGGATCATCAACAGCGGGCGCGGGCTGCACGTCTACTGGCCGTTCACCGAGGCCGTACCGGCGGCGCAATGGAAGCCCGCTGCGGAGCGCTTCAAGGCACTTGCACTCACGCACCTGAAAGCTGACCCGGTTGTACCGGCCGACACAGCGCGGGTACTGCGCATGCCGGGGACCGAGAACCACAAATACCCCGACGAACGGCTGCTCGTGCAGGTTGTGAGCGAAGGCGTGTCCACGCCATTCGAGGAGCTTGTGGCGCTGCTCCCGGAGGGCTTAGCCCAACCGGCACTGCCGGGGGCTGTAGCGATGTTGTCTGCGGCCAAGCAGCACGGCATGGACGACATGACCCGCCATCTGGCGGACGGGGATTACCCACCTAGTGAGTTTTCTCGCATCGCGCGGCGCAGCCTCAAGGGTACGGGGTGTGAGCAGCTACGACATGCGATTGTGAGCGCGCATGAGCTAGAGGAGCCGCTGTGGCGCGCTGCCCTGTCAATCGCGTGGCGCTGCACCGACCGCGACACCGCCATCCACAAGCTATCTGACAAACATCCGGGGTACAGTCCCGAGGAGACGGTCAGCAAGGCTTCACGCACAGCGGGGCCGATGACATGCAAGTGGTACCGCACCAACTACCCATCAAAGTGCGCCGACTGCACGCTGGCTGTTACCAGCCCGATCCTGCTGGGTAAGAAGATCGAGGAAGCCAAAGTCGAGGCTGACCAATACGTTCTGACAGAGGAAGTCAAACCCATAGGCGGTGCACCTCTAGAAGTCATAACGACTGTCCCTAAGTATCCGTATCCGTACTTCCGGCCCGCAACGGGTGGGGTAGCCCGATACGAAACCGATAAGGACGGGAACAAGTTTGAGGTACAGGTGTACCCGTACGACCTGTATGTGCAAGATCGATTCTACGACAG